CCGGGCCGGTTATTCCAAAAAAAACGCACATATTAAGGGGTATAGGTTATTGAAAGATCCGAGGATTACCGCGGAGATTGACAGGGCCAGACAGGAAAGAATCAGCCGGACTGAGATAACGGCGGATTATGTGTTAAGCCAACTCAAGGAGATTGTCGAGCGGTGTATGCAGAGGGAGGCGGTTAAAGACAGATCGGGTAAGGAAACGGGGGAATACCGGTTTGATGCTTCCGGCGCGAACAAGGCGCTGGAGCTATTGGGCAAGCATTTGAAGCTGTTTACCGATAAGACGGAGGTAAGCGGCAAGGACGGAGAGGAATTATCTATAAGGGTGACGCTCAGTGGCGACAGTGAATCTTGAAGTGGACCGCAAGCTATTTAATCCGGTATATCTGCCTTATCTGGAGGATGAAACGCGAACGCAAATATTTTTCGGCGGCTCGTCCAGCGGCAAGTCGTATTTCCTGGCGCAGCGGGCTGTTTTGGAGGTTGCCGCAGGCGGACACAATTATCTGGTTGTCCGCAAGGTGGCGGGAACACTCCGCCGGTCTTCGTACAATGAGATTACCAAGGCTATACGTTTTTTTAAGCTGAGCGACTACTTTGCCTGTAATAAGTCTGATTTGATGATAACCTGTAAAAACGGGTATCAGATTCTATTCTGCGGTATGGATGACCCGGAAAAGGTTAAGTCGATTACTCCGGCCAAGGGTGTCATAACTGATATATGGTATGAAGAGGCCACGGAAGCGGAGTACGAAGATGTGAAGCAGTTGGAAAAGCGTCTGCGCGGCATGAGTAAGGTGAAAAAGCGGATACTTTTATCCTTCAATCCGGTGTATAAGACACACTGGATTTTTTCTGAGTATTTTGAGGGAAGATGGGACGATTCAAAGCGTGAATGCCGTGACGAAACGGTATCCATTTTGAAGACCACATACCGGGACAATAAGTTTCTTACGGCGGATGATGTTAAGGCGTTGGAAGAGGAAAAGGACAAGTATTATAAAGACGTGTATTCGGATGGCAATTGGGGTGTGCTGGGGAAGGTTATTTTTACGAATTGGTCAACAGCGGATTTGTCCGGCTTGGAACAAAGGGTGCATACGTTTCAAAACGGCATTGACTTTGGTTTCGCCGCCGATCCTACGGCGGTGGTTCATCTGCATTATGACAGGGATACCTATACGTTGTATGTACTCAATGCGCAGTATTACTTTCAACTGACAAATGACCTCCTGGCTGGGGTGGCAAGCAATATGTTTGGCAAGCAGATTGCTGTTTGCGACTGTGCCAGCCCGTTAAATATCCAGGAATTAAGGCAGCATGGTCTTACCGCCATTCCTTGCACTAAGGGTAAAGACAGTGTGAATTTCGGTATCCAGTGGCTGCAGCAGCAAAGGATAGTCATTCATCATACGCTGAGGGAAGCGATCAATGAGTTTACGGTGTACAAATGGAGGGAGGACAAGGAGGGCAAGGTGCTACCGGAGCCTATTGACCGTGATAACCATATTATAGACGCTATACGCTATGCTATGGGTGATGTTATGGCGGAAGACAGACGGATGAAGTCGAACGAAATGCACTTTGCCAACGGCGGCAAGCGGTATGATCCATTAGATAGGAGGCGGTAATGTGAGCGACGACGATCTAAAACAAGCTATTATCATTATGATAGACGATTTTATTGCCGGGGAGGAGAAGGGTAAGCAGTTTTTATCTTATTTTAAAGGAGGAGATAAACAGTGTGTTTTAGTGTAGATACCCCGGACACAACAACTACGACAACGTCGGCAGCACCGACTACAGTTTCAACGGGTGCAAGCGATACGGTAGCGCAGGAGAAGGCGGCGCAGAATAAAAAGAAGCAAACGGCTTTTGGATATGCTCAAGCTACACAGGCCGGGACAAGCAAACAGACCGGCACAGTTAGTTCAAGTTTGAAAAGTACGTTAGGGTAAAGGTGATGTTATGCGTTGGGAAGGTAAAAAGAAATTACCTCTTACCAGAGAAGAATTAAATAAGATTCACAAGGCCATGTTTGACGTGCAGAAAAGCGGTCAGTGGGAACGGCACTGGAAGGATATACGTGATTACATTAACCCGTACATTGGATTTTTTGAGGAAGATAACCCGAACCGGGGAGAAAAGAACGATCAACAGATGCTGGATTCTGCGCCGCTGATGGCTAATAACACGCAAGCGGCAGGTATGCAGGACGGGATTACATCCCCGCTGAGGCCGTGGATGCGGCTAACGGTGGCGAATCCTGATGTAGCGGATGTACAGGAGGTTAAATACTGGTGTGACTCTGTAACTCAAATACTCCTGGACATTTTTTCGAGGAGCAATTTTTACGACTCGGCGATTGAGTTTTACAAGGAATTGGGCGCGCCGGGGACGGCGGCCATGCTGATTGAGGAAGACGCGGAACATGGCATTTGGTGCCGGACGTTTACCATTGGTGAGTATGCTATAGGAACAGATCACCGCAACCGGGTAAACCGGTTCGCCCGCAATATACAGATGACGGTAGCCGAGATGGTTTCGGCGTTTGGGCTGGAGAATTGTCCTGTAGCCGTACAGCAGTTGTTTAAAAATAAGAATGTAGAAAAGTATTTTAAGGTTAAGCATCTGGTTATTCCCAATCCTAATTATATGTCTGACAAGCTGGTGAAATGGGTTAAGCGGTATGTTTCCTTGTACTGGTGCGAGGAGGGGGTTCGCGAGGACTATCTTGATATAGGCGGCTATGACAGTTTCCCGTTTACTGTGTGCCGGTGGAGTGTGAAAGGGGCGGATATTTACGGACGCGGCCCGGGATGGTATGCGCTAAGTGACGCTCAGACGCTGCAGGCCATGGAAGAGGATATTTTGATTGGGGTTAAAAAGTCGGTAGACCCGCCGATGATTGCGCCTGTGGATGTGTTAAGCGCGGGAGGGGTTAATACTTTGCCTAACGGGGTGACGTATTATAACCGGAGCGACGGGCCTACGGCCATTCAGGCGGCCCAGCAGGTGCAATTGGCCATTCAGGAAGCCGAGGCCAAGAAGCAAGCCATAGCCGACAGGATTAATAAACATTTTTTTGTGGACCTGTTTCGGATGCTGGAGGGGATCGATCAGGGCAATATTACGGCCCGTGAGATTATTGAGCGGGTGCAGGAAAAAATGTCGCAGATCGGCCCGGTTTTGCAAAGGGTGCAGCATGAGTTTTTGCAACCGGCTATTGACCGCACGTTTGGTATTGCGCTGAAAAACAATTTACTTCCGCCGCCGCCTGACGCTATTCAGGGCATGGATATAAAGATCGAGTATGTGTCGAATATGGCGCAGGCTCAGAAGATGCAGGGCTTGACTGCGATTGATCAATTAGCGGCGTTTGTTGGTACGGCGGCCCAGTTAAGTCAGGGCGCGGTGCTGGATAAGGTGAATTTTGACGAAATGCTGGACAAATACGCCGAGATGCTGGGAACTTCCCCATCGATATTGTTGTCCGACGACCAGGTGCAAAAGACACGCCAACAGAAAGCGCAGCAGCAACAAATGATGCAGACGGTTCAAATGGCTCAACAGGCAGCGAATACAGCTAAAACTGCTGCGGATACGCCGTTAGGGAATGGCAGCGCGCTTGATGCGCTTATACCGGGTATGGGCGGCTTGGCCGGGGCGGGTGGACAATGAACGAGGACGGGTTAAGGAAAGAGATAGCCGCCGAGCTGGATATTCAAAATTTACATGACCTTCAAGCTTTAATGGATAGTCCAACAGGCCGAAGGTTTTTCCAATGGTTAATTATGAAGTGTGGACAGAACAATACATCATTTACCGGCAATAGTCAGACGTACTTTAATGAAGGTATGCGCAATGTGGCATTGATGCTGGAAAGCTGTATGAAGGCTATGGATCTTCCTGGAGTAGACTTATTGCACAAGGCTGAGCGTGAGTATATTGCGTTGCAGGATGATATTAGGCGGCAGCTACTTGAAAAAGGTGGTGATAAGCGTGGCAAAAGGTAAAGGTGGTAGACGAATGAAATAGAGGAGGTGATCCAAACTCTGCAACAGGTTAACATCCTGTTATTTTTATGCCTAATTTTAAAGGAGTGATCATAGATGGAAACTGCTCTACATGATAACACAGCGAGAGCGTTTAGCTTGCAATTGTTTGCGGATGAAAATATATCTGCTGAAACCGTTGATACGTCTGGCGACAATAGCGGCGGTGGTGCGGAGAATATTTTGACAGGTAATGACCCTATAGGTGAAGCAGCTGATAAGGCAGAAGGGGAACAGGCTCAAAATGAGCAGGTTGAATCAGATGTTGCAACTGGAGCGCCAGAGTCATACACCGACTTCGCATTGCCGGAGGGAATGGTGTGGGACGCTGAAAAATCGGCTCCGTTCCTGGAGGCCGCTAAAGAATTAGGTTTGTCCCAGGAAAATGCGCAGAAACTTGTGGACATTGGCGCGAAGCTAATCGGGGATGAACAGGTGGCGGTACTGGCCGAGCATGAAAAAACGGTGAAAGGCTGGCAGGAAGAGACTCTCAGCAAATTCAAAAAAGAGGATATCGAGCTTGCGAATAAAACCTTGGGGCAGTTTGCCGATACAGGTTTTATTTCTTTTCTGGCTGATTCGGGGTTGTCCAATCACCCGGAAGTGGTCGGCCTGCTCAATAAGATCGGCACGGGCATTTCCGAGGGTAATTTCCATGAAGGAACACCACAAACACAAAATTTATCATTAGCCGAAAGACTTTACGGCAAATAAAAGGAGATGTTTAAATGGCAACTGCACAGGTAACTACCTGGCCCACACTGTTTGATATTACTAAGGCTTTGGATGGAAACGGTAAAATCGCCGCTATTGGCGAGGTATTGAATGAGCAAAATGAGATGCTGGATGATATTCCTTGGGTAGAAGGCAATATGCCGGGCGGTCATAAGATCGTACTGAGAAAGTCTATCCCGGCCCCGACTTGGAGAATGTTTAACCAAGGGGTGGCTCCGGTTGTGTCCAGCACCGGACAAGTGGAAGAAGTTTGCGGTATGATGGAGAACTATTCCGAGATTGACAAGGCACTGGCTGACCTCAACGGAAACACGGCCGCTTATCGGTTGAGTCAGGATAAACCTATTATGGAAGGCTTTAACCAAAGCTTGCAGTCTACTCTTGTTTACGGCGACTACAAAACAAGCAATGCTAAATTTACCGGATTCGGGAACCGCTATTATGGCCTGACTTCTTCGAGTGGTGGGACTACCTACGGCAATGTGATTGATGCCGGGGGTACTACTGCCGGAGCGCAGACTTCTATCTATTTGGTTGGCTGGTCGCCGGAAACGGTATTCGGCATTTACCCGAAAGGTTCTAAGGCCGGACTAAGTTTTAAAGACCTTGGCGAACAGACTTTGCTGGATGCTTCCGGCAATCGGTTCCAGGGCTACCGCAGTCATTACAAATGGGATGTGGGCCTTGCCGTTCAAGACTGGCGGTATGTTGTCCGTATTGCTAATATTGATGTGGCAGCCTTGAAAACGGCTGGCGATTCTTCGGATACTTCAGCTAACATAATCAAATATATGTCGATGGCCTTGGATATTCCGCCGTACTTGTCTAACGCGCGGTGGGCGTTCTACTGTAACAATACTGTCCGCTCAATGCTCCGGGTTAAATTGATGAGCAAATCCAATGTATGGTTGAATCTTGAAACACTCACTAATGGGCAGGGGATTCCGCGCCCGACTCTTTCGTTTATGGGGATTCCGGTTCGCCGTGTGGACGAGATCACGAATACAGAAGCGATTATTTCTTAAGGAGGGATTATATTAATGGCTTTGATTGATTATAACAATATGTTTTCCAATGCCCAGGCCGTGACTTCGAGCGCGGCTTCTACGTATTATATTGACGGGCGGGCTGCTGGTGAAGCTCTTAACAATGACATTTACTTGATCGTAGAGGTTGGGACTGAGTTCACCGGTGGTACTTCGCTGGAAATTGCGCTGCAGACTTCGGCGGACAGTTCTTTTTCCAGCTATACAACGCTGTATGATTCCGGCGTTATCCTTTTGGCAAAGCTTACGGCTAACACTGTCCTGGTTAAGGTGCCTATTCCTATTGGCTTGCTTCGGTATCTACGGGTGTATTACACAGTATCCGGTACTATGACCGCCGGAACGGTAAGCGCATTCCTTCAGAATGGCGTTTACGTGGGTGTTTAATGTACATCGTAACGTCCGGATTCTATGATACGAATTCTAAGTATTGGGAAGAAGGTACAAAGGTAGAAGAACTACCTCCCGGTGCTAATCCGGCAAAGGTTAGGTTGATAGAAGAAGAAAAAAGAAAAAGTCGCAGGAAGGTTGGGGACGGTTAAGCCGTCCCTTTTCCTTTAGTGAGGAGGTTAAGTATGTCCTCTAAGGTTGAAATATGTAATTTGGCGCTTGGCGCTATAGGACAAGGGTCTATTAATAGTATGGCAGAGGCCAGTGTACAGGCCCAGGAATGTACTAGACTATTTTCTCATACGCTGGAGGTTTTACTCAGGCAATTCCCTTGGAATTTTGCCACGAAATCTGTTTTATTGGGAGAAACAAG